GGTGTTTTGTCATCGCCCAGTGGGTTTTCACGCACAAAGCCTTGGAAGATGTAACTGCGTTTCTTCCAATATTTACGACCCATGTCTTCAAGGCTCTTGTCCTTGAACCAGGTGCGTACTTCTGCAAGGATTGGACATGCCTCGCCCCACATTTCCACGCAAGGTACTTGTACCATAACTTGCTTGGATTCCATCTCTCCTTTGATGCCGTTGAAAGGCAAACGAATCATTGCTCGTTCTTGCCAAAAGAAAGTGTTTTTAGAGTTACCATCAGGGAGGAAGCGCAGTGTAGCCGATTGGCCTTCTTCCATGTTCCAGTGCGGATAAATTGAATTATCGCCGCGTTCGGTGGATTGCCCACCTTTTGATTCTGCTGCCTGTAGTCGTGCTCGAATTTCTGCTAAAGATGCCATAGTATATTCTCCTTAAAAAGTTGCCTATGTTATATGCCTATCTAAAAATTTAGATGTTTGTTGCCTGTGCATACAAGTTGTATTGTATACTAGTCTATTTAGCAACACAAGCAAAATTTAAAATTTTTTTGCCATACTGTTAAATATTGGCATGCACGATCATTCAATCTGTGAGCCCGTAGCTCCCAATCTCTGGACAGTGTCCAACTGCTTCGATCAATCAACATTGGATTGGCTGAGTCAATTGCACCTAGCACACAATGAAATATGGTCCCGGCCACAGGATTGTTTGGAGTACCGTCTGGAGTTGTCTTCGGAAAGCAAATCACACGGTGCAATTCAAAATCTTCACAATAATTTGACTGAGTCTATAGAGAAAATAGTTGGTCAGCCCTTAACAACTGTGGATACAAAAGTGTGGCTGGATTTACCGGATTTTCATTGTCCCAGGCATGTTGATGCTGAATTGTTATTGATCACATATCAAGTGTATCTTTGGCGACACGGGGATACGGTTCCTGGAACTACCTTTACTCACGTGTATCCACATGTTGTTGTTCCGTTTGAGCCCAATACCGGATACATCAATTTGAACACAGACAGAAAAATACACTTTGCTCTGCCTCGTTCAGGTGGGGGGAGATCAAGTATTTGTTTTCAATGGCAAGCCAAAATGTAAATTCACAGTTTCTCTTGCCATGTTTGGTGGCACTGTGTTTCTGGTGCCCATGAATATTCTTGGGTGATTCAGCAAAATATAGGCTGTGTTTGGCCGGTAATTCACTGCCTGCAGTTTTCCAGATTTAAATTTTTCAATGGCTTCGTAATCTTGATTGTGGTTGGCGTTGAACTCGTCATCAATACAAAAATGTGTTGCCAGTTCAACACACTCGGCGTCGCTCATGCACACCTGCACAAAACATCTTATATCTGGATGTAATCGATGCATCATGATACGACTGCCCGACAGATCCAAACTGGCATACGCCACTTGTGTTGTCAACTCTTGCCCAACAATGTTTTGTATATCTGGCAGAAATTTGTCCAGTTGAGTTTGCAGATCGGGGGTATTGCTGTAGGGAGTAAGCAGCCTATTGGGGTACTCACTGTGCCAAGGAGTGTGGCTGGTTCTATATAGACTTTTTACATGTTGGAAGTCTGGGAAGAAGTTGTCCACTTCCCAAACTGTTTCTAGTATTTGTTGTGCCTTCAAGGATATTATCTGAGCAGAGCTAGTGATTTTATTCTTGCCAAAGTGGCATCGCCTTCCCGGGATTCGTAGTAACTGCCAGTGATTGCGGCATTGTAGTTCATTGGGTCATCATGATGTTTGTTAACAAACGCTTCTTGCTTTTCTTCTCCCATGACTGGTGCTATGTCTCCAGAGCCCATGTCACCTGCTGTTTCCATGTAACCACATTCAGCAAGCCCGTGTTCGGGGCAATACTCGCCTTCCATGGTCATGTTGCATGAGCCACTTTCGGTAGTTACTGGCATGGCCATGGGAGCAATAAGATTTTCTGTGACACCAAGTTTTTGTCCCAATCGGTCACTAATCCAATTGTGTGGGTCGCCTGTGCGGGCTTTTGCTACACCATAGGGCATTTCACCTGTGCTGGAATAATAATCAAACAAGGCATCATACAGATTGTCGTCTAGCTCGCCGGATTGTTCAAAATTTCTAACTTCGTGTTTGAACCGATCCAAAACATGCTCAAGTGCTTCGCCACTTTCATCTAGCATACGGCCTTCGACCACAGGCAGGCCTGCGGCTCGACGCATGGCATTGATTTCTTCTGCCACCGGCTGTTGTGGAGCAGGGTTGGGAGGAACCTGGGCTGCCACAGGTGCTGTTGCACCGGTTTCGGGTTCAGCTGGGTTACCAGGTGCTGTGGGCTCTGGCATTTCGATGCCCAGTTCCTTGATGCGGGCCATGACTTCTGTGTCGTTCCAGGCATTGGCTCTGGGATCACGAGAAGCCAGTTCTTGCAGTCGATCAAACAGCTCATCGTCGCCAATTAGGTCATAAAGTTGTTCGGTGGCATTGGTAGCGTCGGGCCCAACAATCAACTCCTTGGTCATGAGTGTTTTTAGTTTGTCTAACTGTTCAGGAGTTTCGGGTAATGACCAGGTGCCTTCACTGAGGTTGTTGATCCAGTTTTCAAAAATTTCTACTTCTTTCATTTCTTGTCCTTTTTGCTGTATCTTGGCCAGCAGTGGTAGTGCCGCTTCAATGCGACTGTCGATACTCTGCTCGATAAACAGAGTTTTGATGTTGTCTACAACACCTTCTTGTTCTGTGATTGTGGCTGGATGCCAAGACTCAAAGTATTTGGTATACCCACGAGCTGTGGCTAGGTACTTGAGATTCTCGCGCAGGCTTTGGTAGTATTGTTGTGCTTCGGTTACCAATTGCTGCGTGACGCCTTCTAGAATACGGCTGGCGCTGGCACGGTTGAAGCGACTGAGTACAGCAATTTCATTTACTGTTTCTGTGATGTGACAGCCGCGAATGTCGTAGGGCTTGCCGCCTTGGCGCACATGTTCCAGCATGGCCCGAGCGCCTGATAAACTTTTGAATCCCAATTTGAAACACTCACCCTCGGCAGTTTCGATAAACATCCGATCAATGTGACGATAACGTGCGTCATTTTCGCCCAGGGGCTGGCTATGAACTATGCGCAGTCGTGCTTGAGTGGGTTCGCCAGCATAGCTGACTTTGCGAGTACCGTAGTAGCCTTCAAACAGGCCTTCTTGTATGGCTGCCATGCCTTGCATGGTGTATTTGAGTTGACTGATATCTGCTGTGCTGTGTGTCCAGCGGTTTTGTGTGGCTTTGTGATTTATGTGTTGTATAAAATCAAAAAACTCGTCTTTGTCATCGCCTTCCATGGTACGTCCAAGATTGTCGCCGTACATGATTTTTAGTTCGTCGTCGGGGGCCAGCACAATGACCATGGTTCCGTAGTTTTTGCCTGTGTTGGAAACATAGTCGAATGTGAAAGTTTTTGCATCTTCTACATCTGCAGGTTTTCCGGTGCGATCCAGCATTTCAGGATGAAAATTGCGTGTAACCAACATGTCAAGCAGTTGTTGGGATAAAGAATTGATTGTAGCCATGGTAGTATATTTAGCGCATTATTGAAATGAACGGAAGAGGCTCAATGATGTTGTCCGAGTGATCTTTGAGGTGCACATCTAGTTCAGTGTGATAACTTTGCAACAAAATCAGCATTCTAGTTACCAACAAGCTGGCCATGACCAAGTCATCAGTTTCCCCAATCTTTGCAGCGTAACTGGCTCCGTTGGCCACAAAAGTTTTGAGTTCGCTGAGCAAGGGTTTTGAGTGGATTTTCATGCGGCCCGATTCCACTAAAATTTTGAACTTGTTGCAAGCGGTTAATTTGGCTTTGTTTGTGGTGTTGAATCCCTTGCGAAATCTGCGCCCAGTTGTGCCCACCACCGAGTTGTCGCTGAGAAAATATCCTGGAATATTTTCCTCGCCGTACTCTGCAATGGAAATCAATGCTGCTTCGCCCAGGGTATTGTTTTCAACAGAATAGTAAATGCGCTTGTTGTCTTTGATAACTGAGTGTATTTCTTTGACCACGTCGGCTAGTATTTTTACCTGCGTGGGAATGTCGGTTCTGTTGTGGCGCCACTCAGCTACCTGCTGTGTGGTTTCAGCTTCAAACACTTGTAGAGCCGAGGGATCGCCACCGGTGCCCAGGCTGGGATCTAGAGCAACAATATACATTTTTTCTGGGTCAATTGCTTTGTACCAGCGAACTTGCCCAGTTTTGCGCATAGGCTCTATGCCTTCAAGCTCCAGTAATTTTATTGGTGAGATCAAGGTTTCATCATTGATAACAAACTCGCAGTCCATTTCTCTGCGAAAACGTTCATCACCAAGCTGTGCTCGTTGCTCATCAGCCCACTGTTCATCGCGTTCGGGATGTTCTCGCCAAAATGCACGGAATGCCTTGAACCCATTGATGCCAAGTCCGTTGGGTCTAAGGTTCCCATATTCATCTTCAATCTTGTTGGCGCCCTTCCAGATATAGGCAAATTGATCCTCATCACTGTTTGGAGTACTGGTAATAATTGCCTTACCACCAGTGCTCAGTGTGGGTGTAATAGAAGTCCAGAACTCTTTGGCAATCGTGGGCCGTACAAACGCAAATTCGTCCAGATACAACAAGGTAATACTCATACCACGACCAGTGTTTTCAGTTGTGGTCTGCGATACAATACGTGATCCGTTGTCAAATTCCAAACTGCCTTTGTTGTAGCTGGTGGCACCGGCTCTGATATGATTGGGACACAACTCATACGCATAGCGAATGCGCTGCATGATTTCTTGTGCGCCAAGATACTTGTGTGCAGCAATAAGAATTGTTGAGTCTGGAACAAACATGGCATACCACAACAGGTAACCGGCTGCCGAAGTTGACTTGCCTGTTTGTCGTGGCATCAAAGAAATACTAAACCGATTGTTGTGGTAATTTTCAATCAGGCGTTTTTGATATTCAAAAGGATGGTACAGCATCTTGCCACGTGTGGGATGCTGAATGTAGAAAAAATTGTCCAAGAAGTACATAGGACCGTTGACAGGATCAGCGCAACGGGCAAATTCTTCTAGTTCTTGTTCAGTGAAGGTTTCCTTACGGTGCGGTGCCTTGACCAGCACAGTGTCTAGTGTTCCTTTGGATCCAATCATGCTGCCAACTCCGGCCACAAACGTGCAAACTCCCCGGCCTTGCTGGGATGGAATATTGTTTCGTTATCTTGTATGTGTTTTTGAAATTGTATTGATGCCCAATTATTGTCTTTTACTTGTTTGTATTTTTCTAATGCATGATCAAAAAATTGCCGCTCCATGGGTGTAGCAATACCCATTTCATAAAATTGATTAATTTCATCACTGGCTAGTTTGGCCACTTGGGTACCAAGCAAAAACGGGTCAAGATAATTAGGCTGAAATAAATTTTGCCACAACACTGTGGTGCCAGTATCATGAGCAAACTGCCTAAACTCACAGACACGTGTGGCACTGTAAATGTTGTACACTGCGTGTATACCTCCCCAATGTCCGTTGTTTTGCATGAGATATTTAACTGTCTGCAAGTTGTCCTGTAACAACTGCCAATCAGCACCGTGACGCACATATTCAAATCTATCGCCGATATTATCAAAACTCATTGACCAGCCTACATTGCGGCGACGGGCAAGTTTTTGAAATACACGATTTTTTTGTAAATCTACTGACATGTTTGTGATCAAAGTAACAACAGCAGATTCAGGTATGACGTCCAACAATCGTTCGTTTTCGGGTAACAGCAATGGCTCGCCGCCCACCATGGCAACTTCGTGTATGTGTTCACGGTGTTGATCAAGAAAGTCACACACTTGTTCGTAGTAAGGTTTTGTACCTGATCGGAACTGTAGATTTTTGATACTGGCCCATTTACTGGAACAACTGGGCCCACAGTAATTACAACTGAGATTACAAGTGGTGTTCCATCGTACATCAAAGATCACGGGATAATGATACTGATCTCCTGCGGTGGTATAATCAAAGTTGGGGTTCACACTATTGTGCCAGGCACGTTCTGAGTCAGCGCCAAAACGTTCGGCTTTTACACAGTTTGAGCAATATTTGGGTGCCACGCCTTGTGCTATGCTGTGGCGTATTTCCTTCATGGCGTCACAATTCAATATTTCTTCAATGTCGTTTGAATTGAGATTTCCCAGCATGTCGGGGTTGCCAGCACAACATGTTTTGACATTGCCTTGTGGATTGATATGCAGCCCACGCCATGGGGCCGCACAGTAAAAATTCGTCATCCCGTATTTACGGGTGTTTTAATTACACCAGGATGTTTTGGCGTCGCCATAGTATTCGCGTGCAAATCCATTGGCAATGAGTCCTTGACGCAAACTACGTCCGTCTAGAATGATATCACCCAAGACACGACCACCGAACTTGTCCCAGGCATAAAGCGTGACCTGTCGTTTTTGGCTGGCTGCAATTGCACCCTTAGTGAACTCGGTGGCGGCTCGGCCTCTAGCGTCCTCTTGAGGGCACTGTGCTCTGTGTCCTTTTTCAGGTGTGTCCACGCCAAAGATTCTAACGGCCAGTTCTGGCTTGAGCGGAGCAGGTAAAAACGGTGCTGCTATGACCACAGTGTCGCCGTCATTGATGCGAACAATCTGTGCGTCATAGGTTGCCCCTTGCGGTGTTTTTTGTGC